AAAAGTCTTCCATCATATTCTGCATGTTAAACTTCAAGTTATACTGACCAGTTTTAGGATCAACATAAGGAGTCTTCTTCATAGTATTGATAGTCTTTTGCATAAACTGATCAACTTCTGCAGGAGGAATAGAACCGACATTGACAAAGAAAGTTCTTTTCTCAGGAGCTCTCATTATACGATGTATTAACATCGCATCTTCCATTAATGTAAGCTGTTTAAATATTTTTCTAGCTGGTTCGATATAAGATCTACCATAAGGTAGGTAAGCATGATCTGAAAGTAATCTAAAGTGAGCTACTTCGTAATTATCTAATTTTATTACGTTTGAGTCTCTTTTAGGTATATAATTAGGATCAGCTGTTGAAGCTAAACCTGCAGGATCTATAGTAAACTGCACCTCAGAAGGTTTCTCTGCGTTAGCACCTTCATGTCTAGACATATTATAAACTGTGTATGGAAGGATATTATAGACACCAAACTTTTCAGCTATTTCTAACTTTAAGAAATAATCTCCATACTTTAACATACCTCTAGTCCAAGACCATAGGTTAAATTCTATATTTAAAACATCATAAAATAGATTATAAAGAACTCTCTGTAAATTTTCATCTGAAGATTTAACTGATAATACTTCTCCTAAATCATTTTTTAAAGTAGCTTCATCAGCTAATATATCTAACGCAGAAGCTATAATAGGATCGGTATCCATAGCCTCATAATCAGAATATAGCTGTATTCTTAATGTCTGGTAATTAAGAGTAGGATTAAATAAGTTTTTATTATTATATATGTGTAATCTCGAAAATCTATCAATAAGTGCGTTAGTTTCAAAATTACCAGTAGATTGAATACGGTTTATGTCGGCTACCTTAAGTTCGGTACCTCCTACGTTTCTTATAATTACATCCGAAGAAAAAAGTCTTTGCAGTCTTCCAAATAGTGATTTATCGGCCATTCAATGAATATTTAGATTCAGTATATATTATAAATAGCTACGTTATAACAACCAAGATATATCTTCTTGCCCATAGCCATTATCTATAAGATAAGGATTATTTTGCTGATTTCCAACTGATTTCATTACTCCTTTGTTTTTAGCATTTAAATTCTGGAATGATGAAAGTTGTGCTCTAGCTAAGTCCATTCCTTGTTGTCTTAACCTTAAAGCAGTATCTCTAACATAAAGTGCAGTAGCACAAGCCATAAGTAAATCATCGTTATAATTTATTTGAGCTTGAGGTTTACCGTTTTTCCATACAAATACTCTCATTTCTCCTTTCAATCTTTTAGATTGTATAGTAACTCCTCTTTCTCTAATATACTCAATCATTTTAGCAACTACTAAAGGTCTTGTTCTTACTGACATAGTAAACCCGGGAACCAGTTTATCTCTTTCGTATTTAGACATATATGATTCTACGGTTTCCATTTGAGAAGTAGAACTATAATATAAATTACTATACTGTCTTTCCATTATTTGTTCTATAGTAGCCCATCCAATATTTGCATTTTCTACTACTAATAACGCTTGATTATATTCAGAAGCTATACCTACGAGAACGTTACCAAAATCTTTAGGTGATAATTTACCTTTATATTCTCCTACTTGAGTACAAGATTCTATATCAAATATGTGAAATGCAGAATAATCAGCAGAATCACCTCTCGCAACGTCAGCTACTACCATATAAGATTTGGTATAGTCTACACCTTCCCAAATCCATAAATTAGTATCAACTCCTCTTTTTTCTAGAGGTTCTTTTAAATAAGTTTGTTCGTAAAATAACATATCATCTGGTTCAAATACTGTATCACCAGAAGCTAAAAAGTCACAATCACATTCCTGTCCTGCCATACGGGGACCTAAATCTGAATCTTGTTGTTCTCTCCATTCTTCGTTTCTTTCAGGATGTACTGTCCAAGGTAGTTTAATAGGTAAAAATGAATTTTCACCACTTTCAGCTTTTTCCCAAGTTTGATGGAACCAGTTACCGATACCATTAGGAGTTGATAAAGCCATACATTGACCCCCGGTAGCTAATGTTTGTTGTGCTGCTGTAAATGTTTCGTCAATATTATCGATAAATGCTGCCTCATCTATAAGCAGCAAAGATACTGCTTCGGATCTGGCTGCATCAGTATTGGAAGATTTTGCTGTAATTTTAGATCCATTTTTAAGTCTTAAGGATAATTTATTTTTCTCTAAAGCCGGTAGTCTTAACCATTTAGGTAATTGATCATACATAAACATAGTTTTTGAAACTAAGTTACGTGCAGTTGCTTGAGTAGTTGCTAAAGCTAATACGTTTTTATCTTTATGAAATAACATCATCCATAAAGCATATGCAGCAGATAAAGTTGATATTCCTAACTGTCTTGATTTTAAAGTAATAATATATTGATTATCTCTAAATAAGTGTAGTACTTTAGATTGAAAAGGATATAAGTTAAATAATATTCTACCACGAGTAGGATGTTGAATATAGCAATACTTCTTCATAAAGTACGCCGGATCTTTAGCGCACTTGATATATTCTTGTGCGATTATCTTTTTGATATTCTGTGACATAACTATTTACTTTTACTAACCTTTAATCCTAATTTGTCAGAATCGTGGTTAGGACTATTTTTTGATAAATGACTTACTTTAAAATTACCTGATTCTATAACTTTAACTTCTCCCTGTAAGCTGCCAGGATTTAAAAAGTATTTAACATATTTTACTTCAACGTAATTATTAAATAAATCATTAAAGTTTAAATCAGGATCGTTATTTATTTCTTTTACAAACGCTTTTTCTATTATAATTCTATCTCTATGAGATTGTTCATCTTCAGGTTTTTTACCTAATTTAGGAAAATGTGGATATATTTTTTTATATTCTTTTACTTGGTTTTTTAAAGTGTTGCTTCCGAATACCTCTATAGCTTTAAAAGCACCTTCATAAACTGAATTATTATTAATTATATTAGTAAAGTTTCTTATTTTATCAGAAACTTCTCCGTCTAACAAATCTACTAATTTTATAACGTCAATATATTTTACAGTGTTCCCGACTGAAGATCCAGATTTAGCGCTCACTTGTACCCTATCTTCACCTTTATATAGTATATAGTCTAATAACCTATAATTACCAGCTCCTGGGAATTCAACTGAATCGCATCCTATCTGTAATCCGTATAACAGAGCACCGTGAGGTTCTCCGAAATTTTTATTTACTTCGTTAAAAAACCCTCTAGGTAACTGTTCTTTTTCCTCATCAGATAAAGCTCCTTTACCGGTGATAGCTAAAAGAAGTGCTTTTTTCTGTATGTCGTTTAATACTTTATTATTTTTAACTCCGTTAATTAATTCATTTTGTAAAGTTTGAAGGCTAATTTTTTTATCTAAAGTTAAACCTAACTGTTGAGGTTTAAGTTCAAAAAATTCTCCTGCTTTTACTCCTGTTGGTTTTAAGGTAATACTTATACCATCTACTTTAAACTTACCTTTTTTATTCAGTAAATTAGGTCCATAATTACCAGAGTTCTCAAAGCTGTTTAATAAACTTGGCCTATCATCAGTATAGATTACTATATGAGTTTTTGAAGCAGGTTTTATCTGATCTTTTGTAATCTCAAACTCTTCTATTATTTTTTCAGCTAGTTTTTTAGCTGCTGGAGTAAGTACGTCGTACTCTAACTTTACTAATTCAGCTACTAAAGGATTGTAGCCAAACAAAGATTCGAATATGTTTATATCCTCTTCATTACTAATATCAGGATATCCTTTCTTGGTTCTGAACGACCATTCTAATATGACTTTGTCTATAAGATTCATAACGTTAAATTATGCTGCTGGGTCTTCAGCTGGTTCTTCGAAATCGACTGGTTCTCCTGTTAAATCAGCTCCTCCTGCATCAGCACCAGCATCATCTCCTAATCCGCCCCCTCCGGTATCGTCTCCTAGCCCACCACCGGCATCATCATCTCCTAAGCCGCCTCCGCCGCCTCCAGCATCACCTCCAGGAAAATCTCCTCCACCGCCTCCGGCAGAACCTCCTGTATCAGTATCAGCAGGTTCTCCTTCGCCAGCACCGCCCATCGGGCCTTCTTTATATAATATAGCTAATTTATCTAACGCTTGTTGATAATCGTTAATTTTATTTATGTAGTACCTTTTACCCATAATCTGAGCTTCAAATCCATTACCGGTCCATTTCATAATATAGTCTTGACCGTTCTTTAAATTGATTCTAAACTCAGTAGGTCTTGGAGATATCCAATCTATTTTTTCTACAAACTCTTTAAAGTCTTCTGTTTGTAATTTTATAATAGCTGCTTTTAATGTAGGGAACTTAGATAAAATTTGGTCAGTCGCATCTTCTAAAACAGTATCTTTAGGAGCTTCTTCATTTCCTTCTTCTTCTGGTTCTGGTTCCTCTTCTTCTTTTAATTCATCTAATAAACTTTCTGCTAAACTAATTTTACCTTCTTTATAATAGTCTGGGTCTTGATAATAATCGTCTTCTTCTCTTCTACGTTTTACGTAATCTGTTTCGTAATCATCGTCTTCTTCTTTTAGTCTTCTTGCTTTAGCAATTGCAGCGTCGATTTTGTTTAACATATCACCGTACTTATCTGCTATTGGACCCCCTTCTGGTTCAGCTTCTTGCTCCATATCTCTCATGATCTGAGCTCTTTTAGCTTTAAGTTTTAAAATGATAGGATCAAATCCTGTACTTTTAATTGTTGAACCCGCTTTAGGATCAGAACCTGCAAATTTATCTCGTTTCATTCTAGCTGCTCTAACTTTGATAGCCACTGGATCATTATAATCTAGTTTTTCTAACATAATTTTAGCTTCTTTCACCACTTCAGCCATTCTTCTCATTTTCATAAGATCGTACTGCTTGGGATGGTTAGTCCTTAAATACCTTTGAAGTTGTCTAAATAAAGTTTTGATATTTTCAAATATTTCTTTTGCTGCTGCATCGTTCTTAACTGCATCAACACCCATCAAAGTTTTTATATCTTTAATTATCTTAACGAATGAATTATAAAGTTTAGAATAAGAAGGAAGTCTAACTAATCTATGTCCTACTGAACCTGTTTCTTTATTGTAACTTGTAGTAAAGTAGTATGTTTCATAATCAGCGTCTACGTAATCTCTATTAGGATCTCCAGGTGCATTTTTTCCAAATACTTTTATTTCTTTAGAAAACTTTTTTTGCATATCTGCAGGAAGATCTTTAAATCTAGTTAATTTAGGATTATCTTCAAATTCTTTTTCTAAATCAAAACTTTCATCATCTTGTTCATCTATAGTACCTGATACTGGTCCTCTTCTAGCATAAAAATCTGCTTGTGCATCAGCTTCTCTTTCTAAACCAGTCATTACATGATCAACAATATCTTTTAAACCTTCGACTGAAATACTTACTGGGTTATAATTACCATCTGTCATATAAGCATCTCTTCCGGCTACACCTGAGTAGCCTGCTTCTCTCATTCCAGCTTTCATAGCTTCTTTTTGATCGATTCTATAACCACCCATTCTACTGATCGTAAACTCATCAGTATCTTTATTATGTTGGAATATTACTGATTGAGGATATGGACCATCTCCATAACTGACCATATACCCTTCAAATCCAGGTTCTCCACCATCTGAGCTACGTTCAGTTATGTCGTATCCTTTATTATTAAAGTAATCGAATAGCCGTCCGCCATCCATCTCGTTGAGTAGCGATACGTATGATTCTAATATGAGCTTTTCTAATTTATGCATACTATTTCTTTTTCTTTTTGTAGCCTTTATGCCAGTGTTCTTTTTGAGTAACTATCTGTAATTCTTCAACAGGTATATCCTCTACTACTTTTTTACCTTCTTTAAACAATACGTCATAATGAGTAACAACATACTTATTTCCTTCTTTGATTAAAGTATGTTTCTCTGGAATACAAATGCCTACTCCGTAAGTTTCATGAACTACTTTAGCAGCACAATCGTGTTTATACCCAGGAGCAGCTTCTTTAGTAAGTTTATCAATATACTTTGCTTGACCAGCATGTCCTTTAGAAGATTTCTTTAAGGACTTACTCATATCTTTTAACTTCTTTTTTTCGTCTTTAGATAATTCAGCTTCATTCTTTTTTTCTTTTTCAGCTTTTGCAGCATAGATTGCTTTTCTTTGAGCGTCAGATTTGTAATCTCCTTCGTTAGTATATACTTCACCGTCTTCAATTTCATATCCTTCTTCTTCTAATCTATCTACAAAACCTCCTAAAGTAACATCATATCTATTAGCAGAGTACATAGTATTAAAAGCACCATATGCATCTAATCTTGATAATGAATTTTTAAAATACATTCTAACTACTTCTCTAGCTTCTTCTCCTTTAGCTTCAATTTCGTCAACTAAATCTCTTAATTCTCTGATTGCATCATCAACTTCATCTTCACTTACTTCAGTTAACTGTTGACCTCTACCTACATTAGCAACAGCTTTATCTAAAGCGTCTTCTACTTGTTTTTTCTTTTTAGTAAGAGATTTTAAATGATCCATAACTGAATGTTTACCTGGTTCTGAACCTCCTTGATACATGTGATCGCCGCCTTTTTCTTTCCTTAAGTCATTAAGCTCTTTCATTTTATCGACTATCATGCCATGAACTTTTTGTAATTTAGAAACTGAATGTTTACCTTTGGGTAGTTCTTTATCTTCTATTTTTTCATTTACAGGTACCTGCCTTTCTAAATCTTCAAATTCTTGAGCAACATGAACTGCAGCTCTAGCAAATTCTTTTACCGTATCTCCGTCTATTTGAATATATTCGTATCCGCCTCCTTTTAATTTAGGAGCAGTTATTTGTAAAGCTATACCGTTTGGTCCTGCAAATCTTTT